TCAGAACGCCCCTCTCCAACACGATCCAAATTGCCCCAGACCAGTCCGTTTATTAAACAGATCAGTCCGAGTTAATGACAACAAAGACCAAGAAGAAACAACCGCTACGAGGGGCAACTAAACCAAGGCTCTCCAGCGTTCCCTTAAAAGGTAAATCTCGTATCGATGAGCTTGTTTATATTGCAGAGTTGTTAAAAAAACCTTTATTGCCCTGGCAACTGCATGTGGGTACAGATATGTTAATGATTGACAGTAAAGAACAATTCGTGCGCAAGTCCACACTTCTCATTCAAGCCAGGCAGAATGGAAAGTCACACTTTGCTCGAATGTTGTGTTTAGCCCATTTGTTTAAGTTCGGCTCTAAGAATGTATTGATCATGTCATCTAATCGCTCGATGGCTTTGACATCGTTTCGAGAAATGGTCTATGACATTGAAGGTACGCCAGAACTCATGGCACAGGTCAAGCAGATTAGATACGCCAATGGAACAGAGTCAATCGAATTGCTCAATGGCGCAAGGCTTGATGTTGTCGCAGCTAGTCGCGATGGATCGCGTGGTCGGACTGTGGACTTCCTATGGATTGACGAATTACGCGAAATATCCGATGAAGGATTTACAGCTGCTACTCCTACAACTAGAGCGCGGCCTAATGCACAGACATTATTTACATCTAATGCTGGCGATGCCTTCTCAACAGTTCTTAATAACATGCGTGAACGCGCTTTAAGTTATCCGCCAAAGTCTTTGGGCTATTACGAGTATTCAGCCAACCAGTATTGCAAGATTGATCTTAACTCAGCAGAATTCTGGAAAGAGATCACTTATGCTAACCCTGCACTTGGCTACACAATTACTAAAGAGAATATCGAAGAAGCTATAGCCACTTCATCGCTAGAAGCGACTAGAACTGAAATCTTGTCGAGTTGGATTGACTCATTGTCATCACCCTGGCCTGCTGGCGTTCTTGAAGAAACTAGCGATAGCGATTTAGTCATTGCTCCAGGTGCGCTCACTATCTTTGCCTTTGATGTTAGCCCTAGTCGCAGGAACGCATCCCTTGTCGCTGGACAGATACTTCCCAATGGCCAGATTGGCTTTGGCTTGATGCAGACATGGGAATCACAAGTTTCAGTCGATGATCTAAAGATTGCAGCCGATATTAAAGCATGGGCAGATCAATATCGCCCTAGATTGGTCTGCTTCGACAAATACACAACCCAGAGCATCGCTGATCGCCTAGCCAATGCTGGAGTCATGGTCGAAGATGTATCTGGCCAGAAGTTCTATCAGGCATGTGGCGATTTACTTGATGCCCTTGTCAATCACCGAGTGGTGCATTCTGGACAAGCTGAACTTGTAGCACAATTTAATAATTGTGCAGCAAAGCAGAATGAGAGTGCCTGGCGAATCGTAAAGCGGAAATCTGCTGGAGATGTATCTGCTCCTATTGGAATTGCAATGGTTGTATCTAAACTATCTCAGCCACAATCCAAGCCAATGATTGTTGCCTAGACACACCACCCCTAAATTGTCAAGAATTAGACAAAGTATGGTAAGATGTCTAAATGGGTCGCTTATTGCAAACATTCGGACTACAAACTAAACCTTTACTCGAAGCACAATCAGCACCCCAAGTTTTAGGCGAGTATGCAGCTTATACAATGCCGTTTCAATTTGCTTATGTAAGCAGAAACGATGCAATTTCAGTTCCAGCAATTCAAAGATGTCGCAATTTAATTGCAGGCACTATTGGTGCAATTCCAATGGAGTTGTATCGCAAATCTACAAATGAAGAGCTTGGCTCACCAGCATGGTTAGAGCAACCTTCATATTCACAACCACGATCAGTAACAATTGCGTGGACTGTTGATTCGCTTTTATTCTATGGTCAAGCATTCTGGAAAGTCATAGAGGTTTATCAGGAAGATGGCAGGCCAGCAAAGTTTGAGTGGATTGCTAACACCAGAGTTACAGTACAACTTGATAGCACAAACACTTATGTTCAATCTTATGCAGTTGATGGAAAAACATTGCCAATGGACGGCTTGGGAAGTTTAATCACATTCCAGTCATTAGGCGATGGCATTCTCAATACCGGCGTTGCAACAATCCGCGCAGCGATCGATGTCCAGAAAGCGGCAGCAGTCGCAGCAGCTACTCCAATGGCAACTGGATACATTAAAAACAATGGCGCAGACTTAGACCCTAAAGAAGTTCAAGGCTTACTTGCTTCGTGGAAAACTGCTCGTAATAATCGTTCAACTGCTTATCTCACATCAACTTTAGAATACACCCCAGTTGCATTCTCACCTAAAGACATGATGTATGGCGAAGCAATTTTCAACTTGGCAACAGAATGCGCAAGATTGTGCAATGTGCCTGCTTACTATGTTTCAGCAGATCAGAACAACTCAATGACTTATTCAAATGTGCAAGATGAGCGCAAGCAATTCTTGACATTATCTCTACAGCCGTTCATTACAGCGATTGAAGATCGCTTGTCGATGGATGATATTACTGCTCGCGGTAATTGCATCAAATTTGATATTGACAAGAACTTCTTGCGCACAGACCCAATGCAAGAACTTGCAGTAATTGAAAAACTCCTAGCACTTAACTTGATTAACCAGGAACAGGCTATGGAAATGACCGATCTAACTCCTAACGGAAGCAATGGTATGGAATGAACCAAATCGTAACCCTTACAGCTGAACTTACAGCCGATTCAGCCAGCAGAACTATATCTGGCAAGATCGTGCCATTGAACGTAGAAGCTGGATCAACAAACTACGGCAAAGTAATCTTTGAATCTGGTTCAATTGAAATCTCAGATGCCAAATCAATCAAATTGCTTAGCCAGCACGATATTAAAAAGCCTTTAGGTCGCGCAGTTAGTTTCTCTGAGTCAGACAACTCTATCGATGCAGTATTTTCTATTAGCCGTTCACAACGCGGCACAGAGGCTTTGATACTTGCTGAGGAAGGTCTACAAAGTGGACTTAGTATCGGGGCTGAGGTTTTAAAATCAAAGGTTAAGGACGGCGTGACTTATGTATCCGCTGCTCGCTTAGTCGAAGTAAGTTTAGTAACAGAGCCAGCCTTTAAGTCTGCACAAGTTACTGATATAGCGGCAGAAGAATCTGTCGTCGAAGAAATAACCCAACCAACAGAAAGCGAGATAGCCAACGTGGAAAATACCACTCCAGCCGTCGAAGCAACACCAGTTGAAGCACCGGCGGTAGAAGCTGCTCGCCCAACTGTTACAGCAATGGCTTACACAAAGCCACGTTCACCAATTATTAGCGGTGGATCATATCTAGAACACACAATCAAGGCAAAGCTTGGAAATGAAGATTCACGTCAATATGTATTGGCAGCAGATGATTCATTCACAACTAACCCAGCATTCTCACCAGTTTCATATGTGCGCGATGTTGCAACAAACACAAATGCAGATCGTCCAGTTATCGAAGCTTGCGGTGGTTCACGTCCACTTAGCACTTATGGAATGACAGTTTCGATTCCTAAGATCACAGCTAATGCGACTGCTGCAACTGTAGCTGAAGGCGGAGATCCAACAGCAACAACCGCGATTACTTCCAGTTATGTAAATGCAACTGTAATCAAAAAAATGGGATTTCAGCGCTACAGCGTTGAGCTACTGGATCGATCTGACCCTAGCTTTTATGAAATTATGCTCGCTAATCTCCGTGATGGCTATGCTCAGGCAACTGATGCTTATGTAATTGCACAAATTACAGCCGGCGGTACACAGGCAACAGCAACAGCGGCAGATTCCGCTGGCTTAATCTCATTCGTATCAACAGAATCACCAGCTGCATATACAGCGACAAAGCGCACAGCTAAGTCATTCGTATCTGGTACTTCTATCTGGAGCACTTTGCTCGGCGCAACAGATACAACAGGGCGACCAATTTACAACGCTGGAAATCCTATGAACAATGCCGGATCTGCAATTCCAACAAGCATTCGCGGAAACGTGCTTGGTCTTGATTACTATGTTGATCCAAACATGGTTTCAACTTCAATCGATGAGTCAGCATTCATCATCGAGCCACGTTCAATCGAAATTTTTGAATCTCCTGCTCTAACATTGGCAACTAACGTGCCAACAACAGGCGAGATTGAAATTTCACTTTATGGTTATATCGCAGCGCAAGCCGTCTTTGCAGGTGGCCTACGCCGTTTCAACCTAACTTAATAAGTTAGAAACTAAGTCGCTGGGAGTGGGGCGCAGCCCTTGCTCCACTCCCAGTCTTTAGAAAGGATTGCACATGGCATTGACAACTGTTTCAGAACTCCGCACAACGCTTGGAGTCGGTACGTTGTACACAGATGCCGTTTTGCAGGAAGTGTGTGACGCATCAGATGCAGTCCTACTTCCAATGCTATGGGCTCCTAAATGGTTCTCAATAGCACACAGCAACATTGTTGGCGAAGGAACTTTATATTTTGACATTGAAGTATTAGAGATTTTTTATGTAGGTCAAACTGTAACTATTTCCAACTCTGGCACAAAGTTCAATGGATCAAAGACAATCACAGCCGTAGATACTTATTCCATCAGCATGGCAACAACTCACACAACTACAACAAAGAAACACCCTATCGAGCCTTATGGCACAGTAACTGGGGAAACTTACACAGACTGGACAACAGACACAGCTGTGCAGAATGCGGCGTTGATGATAAGCGTAGAAATCTGGCAGGCTCGCACAACAACTCTTAATGGTGCTAACACAATAGATTTTCAGCCATCGCCTTACAGAATGTCGGCGCAATTATTGGCCAAAGTCAGAGGGCTTATAGCCCACGCGCTTGACCCAAGATCGCTTATTGGGTAGGCCATGCCAGTTGCCCTCACTACTCTTAGAACCACGATTGCAACTGCTTTAGTTGATAATGCGGTGTGGCAAGTCTTTGCTTTCCCACCTGCAACAGTCTTGGCTAACTCAGTAATCGTTGCGCCTTCTGATCCATATTTAGAACCAAATAATAACCAGCACAACACGATTGCACCTACAGCAAACTTTAAGATAATCATCACGATTCCTTTATTCGACAATGAAGGGTCAATCAATAGCATTGAAACAGCCTTAGTTGGCGTGTTCAATAAACTCGCAGCATCCACCTTGACTTATAATGTGGGAGCAATTAGCCAGCCAAGCGTTCTTAACGCAGCATCTGGTGACTTGCTTTCCTGTGAGATGTCACTATCCGTTCTAACTACTTGGAGCTAAACCATGACCGATATGGAACAATGGGAAAAAGAAAATCAAGCATTCCTGGCTAAAATCGGTCAGGTAAAGCAATCAGCACCAAAGCCACCATCTACTAAGAAAGACGAGGAATAATCCTAATGGCTGTATTTCTAAACAATAATGTAGGCGTTAAGATTAACACAGTTGATCTTAGTGACCATGTAACCGCAGTTACTTTGAACAGATCCTTTGAGGAAATTGAAGTGAGCGCGATGGGCGATAACTCCAGAAAATTTACAAAAGGTCTGGAAGTTTCAACTGTCACAATCGACTTCCTTAATGACACAGCATCAGCAAACGTTCTAGCAACGCTTCAAGCTGCATGGGGAACAACTGTTACTTGCGTGTTCCTACAGACAAAG